ATGCCTGACATAACAATGTGCCCAGGGACAAATTGTCCCCAGAAAGAAAAATGCTATAGATTTACAGCAAAACCTAGCGAATATATGCAATCATACTTTATGGAAGCTCCAATTAAGGATGGTAAGTGTGATATGTATTGGGGAGAGAACGCAGAGAGAATCTGGAATCAACTCAAAGATATTGTTGAAGGAAAAGAATAAATGTCCAGTTTTAATCGCTGGACATTTTTATTTTAGCATTATGGAAGTCTATTTAGGAAAACAAGCGAAGAGCCTATTCTATGGCAGAGATATTCCCATTGATTCAATAGGAGTGTTTCAGTCACATGTAGGAGAATGGTTGTATTGGTTCAACGATGGTTGGACGTATGATACAGGGTTTGCTGACACAGAAGTGGAGGCAATGGAAACAGCAAAAAGAAATTTTAAAGCACGTAAAAAAGAAAACGATGAAGAAACTATTTAAAGCACGAGAAATTCAAAGAACAGGAGACTTAGCACCAAGAGGCGTAAAAAGCACAATTAGAGGAACCTACGGGTTCAATGAAGTATTTGAACATATATTCACTGAAGCAAGAAAACCAGATCCATCATGGAAAAACAACTAAACACTTACAAGCATTGGGCAAATTCATATCTGGACAAGGACAATGCAGACAAATTCTTTGCTAATATGGCAAATCAAGAAGTATCAATAGATCCTTCAACTGTGAATGTATTCGAGAATGAATTTCTTTATTCTGCATTCGTTTGGGAGAAATCAAACGAAGGTCATAATTATTGGATGGATATTCAAGATAAACTAGACAAAGACAATGGCTGGGTCATTATTTGATATGAGACATCTCATGTGGTTAGAGGCTAACTTAAAGGTTAGCTTCTACCAACCTGAGAAACTTGAGCAGGGTATGATCTTTATGAATAGTTTATATCCAGGAACAGACAAAGAGTTTGTTGAGCTATGGTTGCTTGAAGAAGACATAGTTGAAGAAGAGTATGACAACTTTGTCAACAAGAATGGTTTTCCTGTTGAGATAATGGTTACATTAGAGATGAACAATCCTGATGAGCCTGATTACATCGTTGCATATTTTCCAGAAATAGGATGGATTCATCAGGATGATGACTCAATCAGAGAGTTTGATATTGATGATGCTAACTGGATTATTCAGAATAATAATGGTGTGGTGCATGTACTAATTGATGAACAAGCTTATGATCAAGATGGTACAATCTACACCATCACAGAAGACCAAGAAGTTATCATGAAGTATCAATTTGACGATGATATATATGAAGATGATCATGATTGGGATGAATACTTGGAAGACTAATTAAAATTATGTATTTTACTAACGGAAAAAGTTATGAATTTATACTTGTCAACATTTCTAATATTTCTGATTCCCACTGTACAATTGAATATTAACAGTGAGACAATGTCCTTTCAATACATCTATGAAAGTGATCAAACAACAAGGTCATTAATTGAGAAGTTTGAGGGAATAAAGTTAACTGCTTATAAATGTCCATCAGGAATTCCAACAATTGGAATGGGTTCTACTCGCTATGAGGATGGGACAAGAGTGAGAATGGGAGATGAAATCAGTAGGAATAGAATGAATGAGCTTTATAATTTTCATGTAAATCAAACAAGAAGACAGTTAGAAAACTTAGTAGAAACTAAACTTAATCAGAATCAAAAATCTGCATTAATTAGTCTTTTGTACAATGTTGGATATGGAAATTTTAAAAAGTCAAAACTTTTAAGAATGATAAACACAAATCCTAATGATCCTAGAATTCAAAAAGAATTTATGCATTTTACGACATCAAGAGGAAGAGTGTTAAAAGGATTAAAAAAAAGAAGAATCGAAGAATTAAAATTGTATTTCACAAAAAACTAAAATTATGGCAGTAGAAATTTATTTAGAACCTGAACTAGAAGAGATGGTTGGTTCTGTAGAAGTAACAGAAGAGTGGAAACAGCTTGCTGAAGAACTTGGTATGGAAGGTCAGTTGAAACTGATTACACCAAAGTCAGGAGAAGAGAGTGATAAGAATCCTTCTCCATACATCCACATGAACGCTAAAGCAGAGCGTGTATTTGCAATCCTTTGTCCAGAAGTGGTTGATTACAAGAAATATGACAAGTCTACCATCCCAAGAGATGTATTGAGAGAAATTGCTATGGCTGAAAGACTGAAATTCTTTGATAAGATTTGTATTTGGTATGATGACGCTTCTCCAGATCCTCTTGTAGTTGGTTACATCAAGGTAGGAACCTATGAGTATGTAAAACACATGATTGCTAGATTTGGTGATGAGCTTCTTCCATTTGAAGAATTAGAACGTAAGTCCATCAATAGACTCAAGAAGAGAATGACAGATAAGCTGAAATCTAGCCTGTCTGCAATTGATTCTACAGTGGATGAATTCTTCAATCCTACTAGATATAATTCAGAAGTTTTGAGAATTGAGTTTACAGGTGTTACATACAACCATAGATGTGGTAGTTAATGAATGTCTTAATCTATGACATAGAAACTCTAAAAGAAATGTTTCTCGTGGGGATTTATATTCCTCACGAGAACACATATCATGAGTTTGAGGTGAGCAAAAGCAAATACGATCTAGATAGGTTTGTGGAGTTCTCAGAGAGGTATAAAGACTTCTATTGGGTGGGTTACAACAATCTAAGATTTGATAGCCAGGTAGTTGAATGGATCTTGAGAAAGTGTCATGACTGGGGAGAAAAATCTAATCTAGAAGTAGCAGGTATGATTGCTCAGAAAGCGCAGGATGTTATTCATGATGCTAATTATGATGTGTTTGCTGAATATCGTGAAGAAGATCTTACACTCAAGCAGATTGATTTGTTCAAGATACATCACTTTGACAATAAGAACAGGCGTGTTAGTTTGAAGAGACTAGAGTTTGAAATGGATCTTGAGAACATTGAAGAGATGCCAATTCACCACACAAAAGTGGGAATGACTCTAGAAGATAGAAAGCTCACACGTCAGTATTGTAAGAATGATGTTATGGCCACTTATGAGTTTTACAAGGTGACCATAGGTGAAACAGATCATCCGTTGTACAAGGGTAATGATCAGATACAGCTAAGACTTGATATAGAAAAAGAGTTTGATATTCCATGTATAAACTATTCAGATAGTAAAATTGGTGATGAGATCATCAAGAAATACTATTCTGAAGAGAAGAAGATTGATATCAAAACACTTCCTAGAAAAGGTCACTTTAGAAAATATATCTTCATTAGCCAGTGCATAGCTCCGTATGTACAGTTCAAGACTGTCCAACTCACAGAGTTTCTTAAGAAGATTAAGAAGATGCGTCTGGAGCTCACAGATGATTTCAAGGAACATATACACTTCTATGACAACGTGTATTCGTTCATGAAAGGTGGATTGCACACAGAAAACAAACCAGAAGTTTTTGAGGAGGATGAAGATCATCTAATCATTGACTGGGACGTTTCTAGCTACTATCCTGCCATTATCATCAACAATAAGCAGTATCCATATCATTTAGGTAAAGAGTTCCTTACAGGCTATAAAAAGATGTATGAGAAACGTCTTGAACTAAAGCCCTTTGCAAAGAATGATAAGAAGATTAAAGGTATTGTTGGTGCGTTGAAGCTTGCTGTAAACTCTGTGTATGGTAAATCTAGTGACATGAATAGTTGGATATATGATAGACAACTAACTATGTTTACAACCATCACAGGAGAATTGTCCTTGATGATGCTTATTGAAGCGTATGAAACTAAAGACATACGTGTGATATCAGCAAATACTGACGGTGTTACAATCCATATTCATAAAAGCAAACTCGCTGAGATGAATAAGATTAATGACTGGTGGTGTAAGATTACAGGATATGAGCTTGAGAGAGCTGATTACAAAAAGATTATATTCTCAACAGTTAATGACTACATAGCAATCAAAACAGATGGAGAAATTAAAAAGAAAGGGGATTTTCTCACGGATTTTGAACTTCATAAAAACAAATCCGCCAGAATTGTCCCTCTTGCTCTTGAGTCTTACTTTGTTAGTGGTGTTCCTATTTCTGAAAGTATTATTCTTCATAGAAATCCTTTTGATTTTTGTATAAGACAGAAATCAACCAGTGATTTTCATTATGAGGGATATAGAAAAGGAATGGAGCCATCCATTTACAATAAGCTCATTCGTTACTATGTAACAAGTGGTAGCGATGGTGAGAAACTATTGAAAATCAAGAACCAAGATTCACAGTCAACTGCACCAAACAGTTCACAAGTAGAGGCTGGTGATTGGTTATGCAAGGTGGTGAATAATCTTCCTGCAAACACAGATGTCAAATCAATGAATATCAATTATCAGTATTACATTGATAAGGCTGAAAGTCTTGTGTTGAAGATTGTTACAAAAGGTAAAAAGCGGAAAGTAGAAAGAATAGCTAATCAAATTTCTTTATTTTAATTATGGAAGAAGAAAAATCTTACACACAAATAGAAACACTACCTCCTGTTAACTTTATTCCTGTACATTTAAGATCAATGAAAATTCCAATAACAAGAGGAAGCAGATACTTCGATCTGTATGGTGTAGTGCATGTAGTGATATACTCTAAGCCAGATGTGATTAAGTTGATGCCGCTCAAGGACAATGCAATGATTGACGTTTGGGATGTTGATGAGTTTAAGAACCAAGTGAGGCTTCTAAAGTTCACACATGTCCCACATCCTCCAATAAGTAGAGCAAATGTTTCAGAACATCTTCTGGAATATCAATTCAATATTATTGGTAAGACGATGGCTAACACTGTTACAGAAACAGAATGGAAGAAAGAATGGAAACTGACTAAGAAGCAAAAGGAAATATTCAAAAGTTATGCCCTTGGAATATTAAAAAAAGTTTTTAGATTCAACGGTGCAAAGGCTCGCGAAACATACGAGTTTTTTGATAAAAACTTTGGACTTCTAACACTTTGAGTCATGGCCAGTTTTCTTCTGATCTATTTTTTGTTTAGCACTGCA